ACCATGCCATTGTTTATTATCCATAATATATCCAATATAATATTGCTCCAGTTATAAGTCCTATTGCAAGTATTGTACTTAGAATCTTTCTTCTAAATTGTTTCTTTTGATTTCTCTTGTACTCTTCTATGTCCAGTACTTCTTTTATTCGGTCCATTTTTGACAACATAATATCCACCATTTTTAATATAATCTAATAATATCTTTCTAGACTTATGGCCATAATTTAATACATCACGATCATATGGTATATCCACTGAACAACTGATTTGTATTATATTAGGCTTTACCACTATTTAAATACAACTCCGCCACGCCTTACTAATTCGTTTTTAATTTTCTGTTTAACTTTTGGTTTATTACCAGTGTTATATCTTTCAATTAAATCAGTGGTTGAGTGTGATTTAATATAGTCATGTTGTATTGTTACTTTACCTGTTACTCTATCTCTTACCACTGCACTTTTTGTTAATTTTATTGCCATTATATTCTCCTATTCCACTGCAACCACCAACGAAACCATTTTCGTCCTTCACCATAAGCTGCACTTTTTAATTTATTATATATCATTTAACGCGTTTAACGCTTCCTTTTAAGTCTGCTAAATATGCAAACATTTCTATTGTAGGAAACTCTTTTTTTAAATCAAGTAATGCTTTAAGATTTTCTTTATGATCGTCAAAGAGTCTTATTCTTGCATACTCACCAGTTTTTAAATACTTTCTAAAAATGATTTGTTTATTTTCAGCACTTGAACCACTCATGTTTCCAGCTCTTTCAACATATACATTTTTCATTGGTATACCGTGAGCTTCAAATGTTTTTATAAAAAGATTTTTATCGTCCATATCGCTTCTTGCTGTTACAATAATAACCTTCGAACCTTTTTTGGTTGCATTGTTTATAATTGCTTTAGCTTTTTGTACCATACGACCAATTGGAGTAGCTGTTTGATAAAAAATCTTGGCTGATTTAAATTCACCAAAATCAAATTCTTCATTCTTTCTTAACTTATAGCTATTAAATTCCATAGGAGTTAAAGCTTTTGTTTGTCCAGTATTAGTATTTTTTACTATTACACGAGCTTTTGACACAAACAAAGTATCATCAATATCGAATATTGTAAGACCTTTACCTGCTCTTTCCGTTAAAAACTCGTTAAACTTTTTCATAGATATATTATACCATACTTTTAAGTAAATGTAAATATCTATTTATACTTTTTTATCTGCCGACGTGACTGTTAATCATATCTAATATGTCTTGATATTTTGCTGCTTCAAGTAATTCTTTCTCAATAGTTTCCATCATATCCGGATGCTCTGCTACTCCAGCGTGGCTTCCAATTAATATATCAACATTCATAATGTGTTTATCAATATTAGCCTTTGCTGATGTTTTGAGTGTTTCAATGATTCTTCCTTTGTAGTTTGCTGCCATTTCTATCTCCCAAATAGTTTTTGTCGTTTATATTCATTAATTGTATTAATTAACTCCTTTGTCCAATTATCTCGGTCTTCAATAAAAACCTGTGGTCCTTCATCACCAGCAATACAAACAACTAATTGTTTAATAGGTATTCCAGTTCTCTCTTCCCACATAATAGCATAAGCTGCACATTGCATAAAGTATGAACTTATCCATTCTTTCTTTTTTAACTTACGCGATGTTTTCCAATCAATGATTGAATCAACACCTTTCCATTGGCCGACTAAATCTACTCTTCCCGCTAATCCTAAATGCTTAGAAAATAATGGTGCTTCTTGTTGATATACCTTTGTTACACTTTCATTTAAGATCGGTTGTATATCTTTAAATGTTTGAATATTATGTGGCATTTCTCCTTTAATAAACTCAGGATCATTCGCAATATATTTTTCTATAATATTGTGTACCGTTGTTCCTCTTGAGCTAGCTTGACGAGATATACGATTAGCTTCTTCTTCGCCTACGCGAGCGCGCCACGCTTGTATAGCTTCCTTTGAAAGTATTGAAAGAACTGTAGTAACAGAAGCGTATTTGTTTCCTTCAGGATCTGTATAATATCTACCTTTATCTCCTGTGACTGCTTCTAGATCGTTATAACCTAAATCAATTGGTTCATGTATAAAATTCATAATGCTCCTGCAAATGCTTGTGCTTTACCTAGGACCCAAGGATTCCTATGTGGTAAATTATATCCCGTGGTTCCATCCCAATCGATAAAAAATTCGTCAAATCTATCGCTATATTCATTAGGATTTTCTTTTAATAAACCAGCAAGTTCATTTGCCCATTCTTGCCATTTATCGTCTGATATGACTTCTGTATCAAGTTCATAGTATATGCAACTATGGATTAACATTTGAAGTCGCCTTCGTTTAATAAGAGATCCAACCTCTGATGTTGGATTTGGAAATTCTATATACTTTTTTCGTTTTGTCATTATAATGCCATTTGTATAAGCCAAAAAGATAATAACATAAATCCAAATACTCCTACTTGTACTATTGACATAATAGCTACTTGTTTCATTGGGTGTACTTCTTCGATTTTTTCAATCCAAGATTCGTCTGGAGATAAATTAGCTACTTGTAAAAGCTTTTCTTCTGTTGTTTTTTTCATGTTTTTGTTTTAAAACTTATTTCTTGTTGCCAATTCTTTTTATTGACCTCGTAGTTTTCCGATCCCTTTTGAACCAGTATAATTCTACCGCTATCCATATCGACCCTAATAGAATCAGTGATAATCCTTCCGCCATATCTATCATAAAATATTCCCTCTATTTCTCCTGCAGTATCCTCTGTTGGAAGATTATTAATTAATTTTATTAGTTCTTCTTTTCTCATTTTGTTTTAATATTATCTCTTAGTCTCGGTGGCATGCCACTTTTAATTCTATCCTGGACTTCTTTCCAACCGCCACCAGCTCTTGTAAGAACTGATTTACCACCATCATGATCTATATTTAAAGTACTATAGTGTGATTGAATATTTGGATTTTCTTCCAAATATTTTACTTTACTGTCATAAGACATAATCTTTTCAAAGACTTCGTCTGTTTCAGTATTTTTAAACTCATATGTTGGCATTTAATATCTCTCCTAATCGATTATATGTTGATGGTATATCATAACATAGATAATCGTATATATACCAAGTTAAAAATTGTCTTGAATGCTCATTATTAAACCATGATAGATCTTTTATATATCCACGTAATTCTGTAAGTATTCTTAAATCTTTTGTTATCCAATGATAGTCAGGATAACCATGCGATATAATAGGAACATCGTGCATCATACATTCTATTCCTGCAGTTGTATTTTCTACTATAGCTAATTTTGTTTTAGGTAATACACTATGAATTGATTCATATCCTGTTATAACTTGGTGACCAGAATCTTTCCACTTATCTATTTGTTTATTTAAATCTCTTATAATATGAGAAGCTTTTGTTATTCTTGGATGTAATTTAATAACTAGGTTTTCATCTTTTAGCTTATTAATAATCATACACATTTTTTTCCAATGATCTCCAAATCCAAATCCATGTACTGTTTCATCTTCTGGCATTTGGCCTATAATAAGTATATGATCATCTCTTACTTCTTCAACATCTTTCCATTTAAGTAAGATAGAATCATCCCACTTATTTGCTCTTTGTTCGATTAAATCATTTATATAATTCCATTCAGTATTATCAATAACTCTATTTTCAAAGTTTGGTTTATCAAAAGTAATTGAACTGCTGTTTGCATAGCCTAAAGTATCTATTTGAAAGTGTTTACTTGTTGGAGCAGTAGGTTTAAAAATAATAGAGTTCTCTGGCATATCAGGCTCAAGATCTCTGCATGTATGATTATACACATGTAACTCAGCATCTTCTTCAACTCTTTCATGGCCCATCATATCAAGAGCATGCTCAATACAATTTGCTGCATAAGCAAAATTACCTTTAAAGGTATATCTATGTTCGTATATTTTATATCGCATTAAACCACTTTGGAACTGGTCTTTTTGACCATACCATATTAAATCTTTCTTGTTTTGTTTCATAGAATCTTCGATAAGATTCAACTGCATCTTCTAGCATACATTCTGGATTAGAGCCCATTGCAAGTTTAAATGGTGTTTTACCTGTCTTAATATTGTTTGGTAATGATTTAAGTATTTTTCTTAGCTTTGTATCTGTTGAATGTACTTTACCATATCTATAAGTATACTCATCACAAAGTGCAATAAAATGTTTGTAGTGCCAAGTGTAGTTATAAGAGCCTTCACGAGTCCATATTGTTGATGGATGATTAAAATGACAAGCTTTATAAAGTATATCCTCACGCTTATCATTTAATTTCCAATACTGTAACATAGATCCTGATTTAGATGGTCTTCGTTCCATAACTCCATCAACCATTCTATGGACCGTTGATAACATTTGTGCAGATTCAACAATCATCTTAACAACATGCTTATCGCATTGTTCTTGTGCTGCAATTACTGGGTCTTCGTTAAGTATAAAAATGTTCATAATATAGTATATTATACCACACTTTGTGGTATTTGTAAATAGTTATTTTACAATAAGATCAGGAAAGGTTTCTTTTACTAAAGCTTTAGTAATACCTTTATATTTCATACTCTTATCTTTTGCTGCAATTAATAGATCGGCTTCTTCTGGATTAAGTGATTCTAAAAGATTTAAAAACAGCCCTTCTCTTTTTAAAGGTTTGGTTTTATTTGCAATTGGTCCTTTAAAGAAATATTTAAATTGTGTATATGCTTTATTCAATATCGTATATTCATATCCTTTTGGAGCGTCATCTCTTTTAAATGATGGCGCACCTTTAGGCAATGCAGATACTATAACATCGTCAAAATTAATTCTTAATATATCTGTAAGACCTGGCGATTTATTTTGTTTTAAAAAGTTTATACGATCAGACTTTTTTGTTAGTTTAGAAGCTTCTGTTAAAACCTCTGTTATTAATTTTCTAGCCATTGTAAAATTCCTCCACGACTTCAATCAAATGATTACATCTTTTCTTTATTAAATAGTTTAACACCTTCATATTAGGCGTTTTATTTTGTTTATTAAAAGTATTTATAATAGTTTTTTGGATATCTTCTGGAATATCCGTTAGATCAATTAGCTTTTTATTTCTTTGGTAATTACGATATATATCATCGCCCATTGATTCTCTTAAGCTATCTGAATTTTCTAACCATTCATCAATTCTTGTTTGTCTTAATGGCGTTTGGCTTTTTTCTGTAGTAAAGGTATCATCAGCTGAAAGAACATTTGGTATTCCATCGCCAGTATCTCCTCTCATAATATGATTAAAAAGATATGTTCGTGGATTTGCATCTGTTACAAATTTCTTTTGTATTGGACTAAATTGCTTTACATTATTAAATTTTTGTAATTGTATAAAGTCTTTATCAGACGATATAATCATGATTGGTTCAGCTTGTCCAAACTCTTGTGTTTGCATAGTTAATGTAGCAATAATATCATCAGCTTCTACGCCTTCTAAATGAATTACTTTATATGGAAGATAGTCTCTTATTTCATCTCTTACAGTATGTAAGATTCTAAATATTTCAGTCCAATCTTGACTTGAATTATCTCTATTCTTTTTACGAGCTGCTTTGTATTCCGGAAAGAATTCTTTTCTCCATGTATTCATGCCATCAGCACAAATAACAAGTTGTCCATATTCTTCTCTATATCTTTTATTGTACATACGAATACTATTCAGTATCATATGTCTTATCATGCTTTCATCATTGAGCTTTTGCACAATTATATTTGATAGCGCTATTTGGCTATAATCAATCAGTATCATTATCTTCTGGTTCCTTGGGTGTAAAAGTAAATTCTATATCGCCATCTTCAGGTTCAAATACAAATTCAGCAAGTTGGTGATTGGCACTTTCATTTAAAAGAATCATTTCTTTAATTTGAATATATGCGTTATCCATTGTTTGATGCAATCCATGTGGCATATCATACCAACGATTAAACATTGCGTTTAACATGTTTACGACAACAAACATATCTCTTGACTCTTGTTTTGTTTCATCTCTGAAATCCATTGACATAAAGTCTTGATTAACTTCACCAGTTGTAATAAACTCTTCCATGACTTCTAATAAGAAATGAGAGCTATCAACACATTCATCGCTCAATTTGTTTAAGAAGTCTGAATCTTCTTTTTTTGTTTTTTCTTCCTTTGTAGGAAATTGTAATATTTTTGCCATTATATATCTATTATACCATACTTTTAGTCATTTGTAAACAAGTTTTTCACACTATTTCCACCAATTCTGCAATTAATTATGCCATTATAATATTTCTCGCTTAAGAGAACTTCTCTTTCAAATTGTTCTTTTGTTTCAAGGTATGAGCATTCGCCTTTCGATTTACAGAGATGTATAATCTCTCTATGAAAGAAGTCCTCTCCCATATTTTCGACATCTTGTTGTAAGTGTTTATTTGAACCGTAGTATGTACGCCAATCGGATTCGACTTTAAGCCTTTGGCGTCTCTTACGAGTTTTTGTAATAGGAAGCGTCTTTGCTTTCCAAAAGAATTTTTTACCAATGTATTTCCTAGCAGTGCCTCTATTTGTTATACAATATACAAAACCATACCACACATCAGGAGTAAAATCTTCAGGAGGTTCAAATGTTCTGCCTTGGTATATCCAATTATTCGTC